AGAGCGTGAGGCGGTCAAGAGTGCTATAGATGTTGCCCTCTAGAAAACTCCGCCTTAATTTTGATCGCCACCTCTTCGTCCTGATCTAGCGCCTCAGCCAGAGTCTCTTCGATCATGTCTTGAAGGGCGTCGATGTCGCTTAACTTCGTCACGTCAAGTTCGATTAATACCGTTATCTTTTTCATCGATGCCACGCTCCTGCTTCCAAAGCTTTATGATGTAGCCGGCCTCTGGGCCAGCGTCATGCTCATTATGCAGGACATGGCGGTATAACTTCATGGCCTTTTTGCTATTGGCTGGTAGCTGCATCCGCAGTGCAGCCATGTCGAGTGACGAGAAATACTTATCCATCATCACCCACCAGCCCGTCGAGGTACTCGGTTAGCCGGCTATCCTTCATCGCCTCAAACGCCTCGCCGAATATCTCAGGCCGGCCAAGGCGCTTGGCCTCGGCGGTAATTTCTTTGCGCTCGTTGACCCCGCGCTGCCAGACGCTATGGTCATCCGAGTAGTCGAAGTACCAGTCGTGCTTGGCGATCATCCGCTTCAGCCGTGACAGGCCATCAAGCTCCGAGATCTTATCGGCTTCTAATCTGTGGTATCTCATTCTTTCTCCTTGCCGCTTACGCGGCTTGTTTTATTGATTCGATTTGCGGGTTTACCAACGTGCGGCGAAGCTCACGGTAGATGGACTTAAACGCCTCACCGTGAGACTTGTGGCAGGTCTTCTTGAGATAGCGAGTGGACGGGCCGTACAGCATCTGCACATGATGCGCGATCTCATGGGCGACAACTGCGAACAGCACCAGCTCAGGGTCATGCGTTTCAAATTCGCCAATGACTGGATCGGCAGCGTAAGCCGAATACTCGCTCATCTTGTAAGACGGCTTCCTGAGATAGCGCATGTCGATGCTGATACGCTGAGGGCCACCGTAGCTTCTTTGCCCTTTGTGCTTGGTTTGCACTGACAGGCGCTTTAAAGCTTCGGCGTAAACAACAGGCTTGCCTGCGTATTCAAGCTCATGCTGCTTCTTGCAGATTTCCTTCAGGCACTGCTTGGCGAACTTGATCACCAGCTTGTGCTCTTCGGGGGTTACGTTTGAACCTCTTTTAGATCGTACACTCATCACACTTCTCCATTGGTTGATTTGACCATCTTAGCATACCCCGTGTCCATATGCAAACCCTTGCACATCGAAATAAATGTTTGCACATCGACACGTTATGCCCTAAGATGCAATTTCACTGACAGGAGAAACGCGATGAACGATCAAGGGGCAGGTGCCCAAGCGAAGAAAGTTTTCTATAACCGGGTGCGGCGCACTTGCCTGAAGCACGGCATCGACATCGTCTATGATGGGATGCCAAAGGCGGTATTCGGGATCAAGCTGCTCAAGGATGGTCAGGTGATGTTCTCCGACCGCAGCAGCGACAGCAAGCCCCTGAACATTGACTGGCAGAGGATGCACGAAGAGATGGCTGAATATGGTTACAAGGGAGGTGTAAAGTGAGCGGCAATCCATTAAAGCAGGTCAACAACATCTACGGCTACGTGCGCGTATCCACCGACGAGCAGGTCAAGTCTGGCATCTCGCTTGAGACCCAGAAGCAGCAGATAACTGACTTCGTGCGCGAGAAGTACAACCGTGAGGTTGATCAGTTCTTCGCCGACGAGGGCGTGTCCGGCACCCACGCTGTCCTCGACCGACCCGCAAGCCGAGACATGACTGACGTGATCGACCGTCATGACGTGGTGATCTGCACCCGCCTCGACCGGCTTAGCCGATCCAGCTCCGACTTGCTCGGGATGATTCCTGTTCTGCAAGAGATCGGTATCACCCTTTATTTTTGCGAACAGTTTGGCGAGATGCCGATTGTCTATCCTGACGCTGGCAGGTCTAAGGGGCTGGATGCTAAATTTGACATGAACTCTATGGCAAATCAGATTATGCTAATGGTCTTGAGCGCGGTTGCCGAGATAGAGCACGCGACGATCAAGGATCGATTTGCTGCCGGCAAGCTGGACTGGGCATCTCGCGGCTACGCCATTGGCGGGTCAGCGCCTTATGGGTTCCGGCACGAAGAGGTCAAGACCGGCAGCAAGACGCGCAAGAAGCTGGTAGAGATACCCGAAGAGCAGGCGGTGCTCAAGACGATTTACAGGCTGCACAGCCGAGGCCTTGGGCCGCGAAAGATCGCAAAGCAGGTCAATAGCCTGCACGATATTCTGCCGCTGACGCACTCGAAGGTTCAGCGTATACTTAACAGAAAGTTTCAGGGTATCCCTAGCGCGGCGTAAGCTTTATTATAGGAACCTGATTGGAGATCAATATGACGGCTTTAGAAGACATTCAAGAGGCGATTAAGACGATGGAGGCATCCTTAGCCACAGACTTTATGACGGATTCGGTGCGCGATATTATGGGCACCGCCGTCCAGCTTCTGAAAGATGCTGAAGCCAAGATGGCCGGCTGATGTCTCAAGAAGGTTGGGGTCGCGGAACATGGGGGCTAGGCGCTTGGGGCACCCCGCTCTACGTTAACGTCTCGGTTACCGGGCAGCAGGCCGCTGCGGCAGTCGGCGCTGTAACGGTAGACGCCGGCGCGGTGGTCAGCATAACAGGGCTGGCGATCACCTCGGCAGTTGGCTCGGTCACCACGGACGCAGAGGCAAACGTAACCCCGGCGGGTCAGGCAATCACGTCAGGCGTTGGCTCGGTCACCACGGACGCCGAGGCCAATGTAACACCGGCAGGTCAGGCGATAACTTCAGCCGTAGGATCGATACAGGTCGTAGCCCGGGCAATTATTCAGGTTACCGGCCAGTCTATTACGTCAGCAGTCGGCGCGGTCACCACGGACTCAGAGGCTAATGTTGCGATAACGGGTCAGGCGATAACCTCCGGCCTTGGCACCATAACGGTCAGGACGGTAAACAATGTATTTGTTACGGGCCAGCAGATAAACTCTGGCCTTGGTATCGTCACCACGGTTGCCGGAGCAATCATAGAAGTTACCGGACTGTCAATAGTTGCAAGTGTAGGCGATACTCTGGTATGGGGCGAGATAGACACGAACCAAGACCCGAACTACAATTCGGTAAGCACAACACAATCACCCGGCTACTCGGCTATCGACACCAGTCAGTCAGCAGGATATCAAGAGATTAATGCTGGGCGGGACGCCGCCTAACAAAGAGGATGGAACATGGCTACTTTTGTAAATTTTCTCAGATTGACCGAATTGGCGACTGGAGAGGGAAGCGGAACTTGGGGCACAACCACAAACCAATCGCTTGAGTTAATCGGAGAGTCCTTAGGTTACGCGACTCAGCAAGCATTTAGTTCAGACGCAGACGCAACGACCACCGTTGCCGATGGCGTCAGTGACCCGGCCCGAGCAATGTACTTTAAGGTGACCTCTGCCGGCAGCCTATCCGCCACGCGCACCTTAACGATTGCGCCTAACACTATTTCTAGGGTCATGTTCATCGAGAACGCGACCTCTGGATCTCAGTCAATCGCAATCAGCCAAGGCTCTGGCGCGAACGTCACGATCCTGACCGGCAAGACAGCAGTGGTTTATCTCGACGGCGCAGGCAGTGGCGCGGCAGTCGTTGACGCGATGGCTGGGGTTGATCCGGGTGTGACCGATACGCTGGCTGAGGTGTTGACGGCTGGTAATACGACCACCACCGACCAAAAGATTCAATTCCGAGACACCGGCATCTATATTAATTCAAGCGCAGATGGCCAGTTAGATATTGTAGCTGACACTGAGATTCAGATAGCGGCGACTACGGTTGACTTGAACGGCAACCTTGATGTATCTGGCACTGCCCTTGTTACTGGAGTTTTAACAGCTAACGCAGGTGTAGTGGTAGATAACTTCACGCTAGATGGGACTACTCTGGCTTTAAGTTCTGGAAGTATTACTTTAGATTCTGCCGGACAAGTTATAATTGATGGAGATGATGAAGGCACTTTAACACTTAAAAATTCAGGCACTCAATACGGTATTTTGTTTAATCAAAGTAACGATTTTAAAATTAAATCTTTGATAAGCGATGGCGACATAGTTTTCTTAGGCAACGATGGCGGTGTAGGATTCACAGCCCTCACCCTTGATATGTCAGAGGCAGGAGCGGCTACGTTTAATGCGGGTGCTACGTTTGGTGGGAGTATAACTGCAACAGCGGCAACTGCAGGAAGCGATTCTGCCAATGGTCTGGTGAAGACATTTACTGCGGACATTGGGAACGGTGAAACTAGCGGGATTAATTTATACAATAGTGCGGGTTCAGATACTTCGTGGTTCATTACTCCCGGAGTTACAGGATTAAACAATACTGATTTTTGTATTAGAGATGGCACTAATAATGTCAATGCCCTAACACTTGCGGTATCTTCAGGAGCGGCTACGTTTAATTCTACTTTAAGCACAGGCAATATGACCATTAGTGGTCAAGAGATCGACGTAAGCCAAGACGACCTAACACTAGACGTTGCAGGGAATATTTTCCTTAACGCTGACGGCAGTCTAGTAGTCTTTGCTGACGGGGCCGTTGAGTACGGCAGGGTTGGCAACTCTTCTAGCGATTTTGCGATCCAAGCATTAGTGCAAGATAAAGACATTGTTTTTAAAGGCAACGATAACGGCACAATAATCACAGCCCTCACCCTTGATATGTCCAATGCAGGTACAGCGATATTTAACCATGACATAGAAATGCCTGATGCCGGACTTTTGCGTATGGGTGCAGGTGGAGATTTAATACTCACTTCAGATGGAACTAATGGGCTAATTTACACTAATAACGGCAACTTAACCCTAGACGTTGCAGGAGGTTTTGCTATTGATGTTGATGGTGGGCAAGTATCCTTTAGTGATGGCGGCACACTTAAATCCCTAATTGATTTTACGGGCAATAATGTAGAAATACAGTCAAGGGTCTCTGACGGAGATTTACTGTTTAGAGGTGTAGACGGGGCTTCATTTATCACAGCCCTCACCCTTGATATGTCAGCGGCAGGTCTGGCTACGTTTAATTCTGGCATCAACATAGGCAACAGAGGCGATGCTACTAATCCTACTTTGCAATCTTCAATTGATCCCAACACCGGCATTTTTTGGGCTGGTAATGACATTCTTGGTTTAGCTTCAGGCGGAAGAGAAACCCTCCGTGTAGATTCAAATGGCAGTATCTTCGGCAATTCCGCCAATGGACTCACTAGGTTTGCAAATTTAAGCTCAAACTACCTAGCGATCGCTGACGATGCAACCCTACAACTGATTGCTTCAACATGCGGTGCAACTTTTATTTACGTTTATGACCAAGGAGCAGGTGATGGGGGTGTGTTTTTTGTAACTTACAAAGGTCAACCCATTTTGGTGGCGTCACAAGGTTCAAGCGCCTTCTCTACTTCTGATGTAGATGGCTCCTATTGCATAATAAAAAGTAACAACAGTCATAGCGTATCATTTAAAAACAGAACAGGATCCACTAGACAAATGGTATTTTTACTTGCTGGCGCAAACATAGCTTAACAGGAGTTAATAAAATGGAATATGAAATCAAGAACTTTGAGACCGAAGGCGACAAAAAGCGAATCGGATTTCTGGTTACAACTAACGGCAAAAGTCTTGCGATTGACAGGTTAATTTCAATCGTTGAAGGTAAAACAGAAGAAGTTTACGTGCAAGAGGCTTTTGCTGCTGCCGAAACGGAAATTAATGCTTGGGCTGCTGATGCTAACGTGCAACTTGTTGGCAAGAAGTGGAATCCAGCAACTAATTCTGTAGTTTAGGAGAAACAACATGGCAATTACAAATACGTGGACAGTATCTAACATGACACACGTTGACGCAGACGGTGGCGTAATCAAGGCATATTGGTCTTGTGTGGCAAATAGCGATGGCGATCCGTCCTACTCTGCACAGAACCAAGGCAAAATCATTTGCACTTACGATGCTTCGGCAGCAGGGTACATACCGTATGCGAGTCTGACTGAGAACGATGTTCTTGGCTGGGTTTGGGACAGTATGGCGACAGATGATGTAACGGCTGCTGAAGCAAAAGCTGCTCAAGAAGCCAACGTAACAGCGCGTGTACAAAATGAAGTAGATGCTGCTGCAACAACTGCGTCTGGCGTTCCTTGGTAGTTTTAGATGGATGTTACGTTTAGTCTTACTATTACTGCCCCTGTTATCTTTCGCAGCCGACGAAGCTGTGATGGACGATGTTGATAGCGATAATACCCAAGAGGGTAGCCTAAACACGAACACAGTGGGCAGCACGGTTAGTAGTAACAACCAGTCAGAAGATCGGTCAGTCAGTAACACTTACAACGGCGCAGGGTCTAGTTCAGACATGCCGGTTGGATCTGCTATAGCACCGTCTTATATGTCAAACGGCGTTGAAACCTGCCTGCAAGGCCAAGGTAGCAGCCTGCAAACGGGTATCGTAGGTTTCACAAGGGGTAACTACGCGGCTGACGAAGACTGTAACCGCCGCAGAGATTCTAAGGTTTTAAGCGATCTAGGCATGAAGGTTGCGGCTATATCGCGTATGTGCGAAAGCCTAGATGTCTGGCGCAGCATGTTTCTTAGCGGCACACCCTGCCCGATGTTGAATGCAGGCAAGTTAATTGTGGGGAAACGTGCTTTCTTGCTCATGAAGCGTCAACCTGAGACATATATTCCTGATTATGGGAAGGTTAAAATGTTGCGGAGGTGGGATCACGACAAGGATGAATGGGTCATGATACCCAAGTACAACAAGCATCAAGCTTGGTATAACAATTTATTGGCGAATGGTGACTTTGATGATGGTCAAAATGCTGACAGCGGCGAGTCTGTTTCTGCTCGCTACCGAAGCTCAATCGAATGAGCTAGACAATCTGATTAATGCCAGCTCTGCGATTGT